ATTAGACTACCACCTTGCCTATAGCCTTAAACGCTTCAAAGAATCCAAACTCTTGTAAGGTAAAGTAGAACACCATGCCTACAGCGATGTACTTAATCTGATTAAGAGTATCTTGGATTGAAGTTAGGTGTTGATTCATATCGCCCATCTTCAAAGATAGTGTAGATATCTGCTCGTCGTGACGCGCAATAGTCTGCTCCAGTCTGTCTAATCGCTGTTCCATTCATAATCCTTGATATGTGTTAAGTGCTTTAAAGTATTATACTATTTATATATAAATTTATCTAGGTACTCTTTCTGGCTAATCAACGTGCTAGTATCAAAGTTGCGTATCTTGTCCATTTGCATGCGAGCATTTAGGTCATCCATTTCTTTGTACTTGAATTTGTTTTGTGGTTTAAAGTTTGTATCTGAAAATGTTGGTAACGACATATCCTCTTCTTTAGGGAATCCATCTCCTTCAGGGTAGTATCCAAATCCTACTAACTTTCCGTACCAGTGTGTTGGACAAAACAATATATCCTCTTTAGGAGGTAGCATAGCTGTCTTACACTCTTTAAGCCACTCTTTCATACGAGGTCTAATCTGAGTAGGGTTCTGTGATTTAAAGCGCCAGAACTCTGAGTCTTGCCTATGGCTCATATAATATTGAGTTGAAATCCAATCAAGCGTATCAAACAAGGTAGCTTCAAATTTATCATTACACTGCTCTTTGTCCATCTTGCCATCAAAGACTTCATGAATATTAACCAGTAAGAATTGAACAATCATAAGTAGTGTTGCTTCCATTGGCTCGATAAAGCCTGCTGACATACCAATAGCAATCACATTCTTAGACCAAGGTCTCGGGAAATGTCCTGTCTCAATATCCATGTGCATGATTGAGTCTCTGTCAACTCTGTCCTCGCCTATGTTTGATATTAATTCTTTTTCGGCATCTTCAGTTGATTGAAATTCTGACGAATAAACATAGCCATTAACCACTCTGTCATACAATGGAATATCCCACATCCATCCGCTTGATAGTGCTTTAGCACCAGTACGTGGACACATTTGATTTTCAACATCTGTGTATTTAGTATCAACAACAATCGCCTTGTCATGGGATAAGTAGGGGTCTAGTGGTATTCTACCTTCAGGACAAACAGCACTAATTAATATAGCTTTTGAGCCAGTGCAATCAATGAATAAATCTGCTGTATGTTTATTGCCTTCTGAATCAACCAAGGCTGTAATGCCAGTATCATCAGTTTGAATTTCACTGATAGTTGTCTGAATGAAATTAATATCATCCATAACTCTATTCTTTAAAAACTTATTCAGTAAGCCTGAATCTACATTATATGCCCAAGGCTCGGGGTGTCCGCTATATGACTTCTTAGGCATGTATGGGTATGCCATCTGACCTTCTTTATTCATTAAGAACTTGCCTGAGTCATTCATCCCTATGTGAGAGGAATAGATTCTTGATAGGAAGAAGTCTGAGCTAGGCAGGCTGTCTTCAACCCTGTGCTTATTCCAATAACAATGCCAATCATCTTCCCCCTCGAAAGAGTTCCACATTCTTGAGCCTATGTGGTCAAAGTCGTTATATAACACACCTAGCTTGTAAGTTGCCATACACTCAGGCATCCATTCTGATTCTGATTCAATACCAATCTCTTTAAAAAAACGCTTTAAGTAAGGTGTGGTTGAGGCTGACATTTCAATAGGTTTAAAGTTTGGAGACTCAATAACTGTAATATCGTATTCACCTTTCGCATGAAAGTATGAAGCACTCATCCAGCCTGAAGTGCCGCCACCTAATATCGTAATCTTTTTCATAAGTAAACCCATAGTCCAATACTAAAAATAATAATCTGAGGCGTAAAATTAAGTAGGATTGCACCCTCTTTCATTTTTAACCCAACAATAGTCCATAGTATAGCACCGACCAAGTGAACAATTATGTTGTATGGGTATGCTTCAGGAATCGTATGTAGGGCTATAGCGATGAGTATTATTGATGCGCTTAAATACTTTAAATACCAAACCCAGCCCTTCATCCTTCTCTCGCTAAACAAACACCTGAAGGAACGCTATCCATAAACTTAGTGTATTTGTTTTGGATAACTTGGTAGGTGTCTTCTTTAAATGAAGCAATAGGCTTGTCTAGCAGTTGGTCAGTAGCAGGGCAGAATATCAGCTCAGAGGCGCTATTGATATACATGAACATTTTGATTTTAGCGGGGCAGTGGGCGTTTACGTCACCATCCATATCAGGGTCGTATGATTGTACAAACCCGAAGCCTAGGGCGCGGGCTGATTCTTTACAAATTTCAAAAATTTCTTTAGCTTCTTTATCCTTACGCCACTTATTGCCTTTTCCTGTAGTTTCCCACACCCTTAATCTATCAACACCAAAATCTGACAACTCTTTAAATATAATATCAATATCCTTTAGGTTGTAAGCGCCAACAGTTACTGTTCCAACTGTTTCAATACCTGCCTTGATAGATTGTTTGATTGCTGTGACTTGTTTAAGATACGAGCCTAATACTTGATGAACATTGTCATGTCGCTTAGAGCCTTGATAATTGAATTGAATCTGACTAACACCTAGTGTCGCTAAATCTTTTGCCCAGTTGCGAGTCCAGTCACCATGCGAACATACGTGAACCATGAAGTCTTTAGTAGCTTCTGAAACCATTTCCAAAAAGTTAGGGTGTTCAGTAGGCTCGCCACCAGTAATACTAACTTGGTGAACTCCCATTACTTTTAGTTTAGCAAGCACACTCTTAAATTCATTAACACTCATGCGTGAAGTTTTATCTTCGTTAAATCCACCATAGCACCAAGCACAACCATGTGAGCACTCAGAGGTTATGTCTATGTATCCCCACTTAGGTGTGCCATTAAACTTGTCAACCTTTTCCTTGGAGGAATAGTCCTTGTTTTTTGAGAAGCTAACTAGACACATTACTCAACCTCAATAAAGCTGGCAATAATATTTTCACAAATACTTGTCTCTTCTGCTGTTGGAGCAACACCTTCAAAAACATCTAGTATGATAACTATTCTATCATCTGCTATATCGTTGTGAGATAAGTAGTGGTTGTTCTGCGGGTTCTCAAACTCATAAGCAAAGCCATCTTCCCAAGTGTAATCCGTCCATACTGTATCATCCTCTTCAATATGAATAACAGCGTTATCACAAGCATGTAAAGGAATGTGGTATCTGTGCATATTCTCAGGGTAGGCTTCGTTGTGTACCATTTCATCTGTTAATTCAGTACCACGAACAGACGATATAGTCGTCATAATCGGATATACATCAGCAGGTAAATTTTCAATGAAAGCTTTAAGTGTAGGAATTTGATTAGCATTAGGTAATAAACTCCTATTTCTCATAACCTCTGTCAACCTCCAGCCATCAATAATTTCTGGCTTGCTAGGGGTTGTTGTTTCTATTGTTGCTATGTACTCATCTAAAATAACAGGTGTTAAGGCAACAAGCTCATTCAGGTAAGATTTATTTGTAATTTTTGTTAGTGGCATTTTGACTCCTTGTGAATCTGTTTGTCGTATTGTCTCTCATTTTTATCGCTTATGTAGTAAGCTTTTAGTACTATTGGTGTTGTGCCCCTGAATTTTATAGCCCCCAACTTATGCCCATTACACTTATTAGAAAGCTCTTTTGATGTGGTTACCATGTGATTGTGTCTGTACCAGCCCGGGTCTGTATCAAATGTATTATCTTCTGCTAAAGGGAAGGGTAGTTTGTAATATTTAGCAATGGATAATAGAGTATCTTTGTCTTTTATCATGAAAAAAACATCTGTGTAGTCTTCCTCTATACCTACCACTGTTGTTAGCCCCATAATATCAGTAATATCTAAATGAGATATATCCGCTTTTTGGTTGGGGGTTGTTCCATCTATTTTGCAAACTTCTACGCTCTTAAAATAGAGCTTAATCACATTTGAATCAGTTAGACCAAACAAAGGTACTTTGTCATCGCCCCCTTCTTGAAAGTACATTTTCTTACCACTCATTTTAGGACGAGAGGTTTCCTGTATCTCTATTCCTGTCCTTACCCCAATTGGGGGAACAGCCTTATGCCAGATTTTGCCATGGTCATAATACGCGATTTCTATCATATTTCATGAGCGCGTAACAATATTTTCGCACTATCAACTTTATGTGATTCAATAATTTTCTGTATTTCCTGTGTCTTCTCTATATTTGTTTCTTCAACTAATTTGACCACTTCTACCTTTTTTATTACTTCTACTTGAATCCACGCCTCAACATATACATTACACACACCACCACTGGGTATGATTATTTCTATTGTGGGGGAATACGGATTACTATAATTTAAAAAAGTATCTTCTGCTACATTACCAGAATGTAATGCATTACTTTCTTCGGAATGAATTGACCAGGCTAACCCCTTAATTTCATCGGAAGGTATGTCTGTTTCTAATGTAGCGTCTACTATAAAAATATTTTGGTCTGATAGATGTTGGTTTTCTCTTAATTTTGCAGCTACTCTTATTTCCATAATTAAACCCCTGATACCTGTGATGTGTTGCCTGCTATAGTAGCACCTGTTGTGCCTGTTGAGCCTGTTGAGCCTGCTGCTCCTGTTGTGCCTGTTGAGCCTGCTGCTCCAGGTGAGCCGTAGACTGTGCCACCAGGGGCGTATGGACTTGTGACTGGTCCACCACCCCCTAGCCCCAAGTTTCCTCCAGCTGAACCTGATTTGTTTCCACTACTACCACCACCACCCGTGGTTGCTGTCCCTGAAGACCCTATCGCACCACCAGATGCCGATGTTCCTCCAGGGACAGAATTGTAGCCAGCACCTCCAGAACCGACTGGAGTACCAGCACCACCACCACCAGCACCACTCCACCAGTTATTACCGTAAGAGGCTGCCCATGGTATACCACCAGTACCGCCGCCACCACCGCCCTGTGCTGTACCTCCCGCACCACCTGAACCACCTGAACCACCAGTACCGCCTGTTAAAGTACCCGCTGTGCCAAAGATTACTGATAGATTAGTATCTGCTGTTTGTGAGTGTTCAAATGCGTCACCACCAGCAGTGCCAGCACCTCCAGTACCACCTGTTCCACCTGTTCCACCAGCGCCACCAGCACTGCCGTTTTTTCCGTTGCCATCTCCAGGTCTTCTTTGAGCATAACCACCATTACCACCACTACCGTTGGCACTAGCACCTGCTGAACCAGCACTACCCGCTGAACCATTAGCACCTACAAGAGTGCCATTATTAGTAATGTTAATAGTAGTTCCTGCGCCCCAACCTGTTCCTGTGACCATAGCGGCAACACTAGAGGATGAAGAGCTAACTGTAACGCCTGAAGCGATAGTAAGAAGTACCGAGGTGTTTAGGTCTCCTCCTGCAGCGCCTACTGCCGAAGCAATGTTGTAGTTTACTGTGTTTGAGTTTATAGCTAAGGCCAGTGCGTTAGCTTTACCATGACCATTAGCCATAGTAATAGCACCACTAGCCACGTCAAATAGTCCTCTAACTGCAGCACTCCCCATATTAATATTAGCAGTACCTGAGTTACCTAATTCTACATTTACATTATTTAGGGATATTGCACCCGAACTTGGTAAAGCCATATTAACCTCTCAATTCGTTTATTTGCTCTTGTTGTTCTTTAAGGGCTTCAATTAGTAAGCCAACAATGTTTCCGTAAGCTACTGATTTCATACCGTTTTCGTTATCTCTTACCGCTTCAGGAAGAACCACTTCTAATTCCTGAGCGATTACACCTGTTGAACGCTCACCGTTCATATCAAAGTTAACGCCACGTAAGCTCATTACTTTAGCTAAGGCACCATCAATAACTTCGATGTTACTCTTTAAGCGTAAGTCTGAATAAGCTGTAATGTTACCTGTTGCCGTGAAGTCACCTGAAAGAGCATTACCACTAGAGGATAAGTTGCCTAGGGCAGCATTAGCAGGGGTGTGTGTATGGCTATTGTTAGCAACTGTAGCTGTAATAGTTGTAGTAGCTGTACCGTTATAAGTAGCAGTACCAGTTACATCACCAGCAAGTGTAATACTTCTAGCTGTTGCTAAGCTTGTTGCTGTAGCAGCATTACCTGTACAAGAGCCTGAGCTACCACTTACTGTTGTCTGGTCACCAGTGTTAGTTCCTGATAAACCTGTGATTGTACCTGTAGTATGTGTATGCGAATCATTGTTAACAGCAGCACTAATAGCAATATTAGCAGAGCCATTAAACGATACAGCAGTAGCAGTAATGTCACCCGTAATGTCAATAGTTCTA